GGCGAGCAGGTGAACAGCGCACCGCCCTGCGTGAAGCCGAACACGCGGTCGCCGGGCCCGAGCCGGCGCGGCGACAGCGTGGCGCACGGGTTGCCGGGACCGAGGAGCGCGCCGTAGTAGTCGCTCGTCTCGTAGAGGTTCTCCATCGTCTCGGGCGCGCCCGTCGTGTCCCCGACAGGGCGCACCGAGTACATGCCGTCAGGCATGGCGGCGAGCACGGTGTAGACGCCGACCGCGCCGTCGTCCTGCATCCCGACGATCAGGTAGAGCCCCTGCTGCGCGGGCACCTCGTCCGCGTTCTCGCCCGCGTCGACCGCGAGCGGGATGACCGTGGCGAGCGTGCCCTCGGGGATGTTGCTGTTGCGGCGCGGGTCGATGGCGACGAGAGTCAGATCCTCGTTCTGCCCCTCGTTCAGTCGCGAGCGCGTGCCGTACGGGCGCGCTGCGATCTCGACTGTGCCGGGTGCGCGAGAGAGGCGCACATGAACCTGCTCAAACAGGTACGACGTGGCGTCGATCACCTCGGCGCCGTCGACCGTGCCGGGCTCGCCGACGCGGCTCTCGGCGTAGATCCCCTTGATCCGCACGAGCATCGGGTAGGGCGCGCGGCTCGTGCGAGGCTTGAGCCCGCCGCGCTGGGCGACGAGCGCCTGCACGGCGTCCTGCACCTCCGAATACTGCCGCGCGGAGAGCGCGCCGATGTGGCCTTGCGTGAAGCGGCGCCAGCCCATTTCAGTCCGCGAAGACCTGCCACTGCAGGTTGGCTGTGCCTGCCGCCGGGACGATGACGCGCGCCACCGGGCTCGTGATGCCCGCGCCCTGCGCCGAGAGGCGCATCACCGCAGGCTCGCCCGACTTGAGCAAGCCGAAGCGGTGGAATGTCGTGCCGTCGTCGGACCCGATCTCGATCTCGGTGCCCGTCGACAGGTTGACGAAGTTGGCGAGCCCGCGCGTCGTGACGTTGATGAGCTCAAGCTCGGTCGTCGTCGTGCTGATGTTCTGCACGCCTCCTGCGGCGGCGTTGCCCGTCAGGTTGATGCTCGCCGTGGGCGGCGCGAAGGTGTAGCGGAGCGTGCCCTTGCTGACGCTCATGTTCACGTTGAGGGTGATCTCGTTGGCCATGCGGTGATCCTATGGGATGGAACGGAGGTAGTCGTTCAGCTCGCGGTGCTCGGCGAGGCGCGGGAACGGCTGCACCCAAGACACGGTTTCGGCCTGATTCCCGCTGTCCTTGATGACGTTGCCCTCGTACTCCGCGGCGACCTGCACGAGGTGGCTGAAGTTGTCTGCGGCGAACTCGTAAGACACGCTCCACTTGCCCGGCGCGATGTTGCTCCACTGCGCGCCCTTGAACAGCACGGAGCCCGCCGGGATGCCGAGGAACGACGAGCGGTTGCGGGTGCTGGCGAGCGTGCGGATCGCCTCGACGTTGGGGATGTAGCCGAGCGTCACGTCCACAGTGATCTGCTCGCGCACCGTCTCGATGCTGACTGGGCGCCCGCCGACATCGATCTTGCGCCCGCCGATGTCGCTGGCAGGCGTGCCCACGCCGAAGATCGGCAGGCCCGTGCTGGTCTTCGTGGAGTAGAAGAAGTCCCACTCCTCGGCGGTGTCGTGCAGGCGCCATCCCTCGATGAAGCCGCCCTCGGTGCGACCGCGCACGGTGAGGTAGCCCTCATCGTTTGGCGCAAGCTGCGTGAGCGGCGCCGCGACCGGGCCAGTGCCCGACAGCGTGACCTCGCGGTAGGTGATTGACACGAGCCACTTGTCAAGGACGCTCTCGTCCTTGCGCAGCTCGAAGTCGAGCGCGACGAGCCGCACGCTCGGCACAAGCCCGGACAGGCTCGGGTAGGCGCTGAACTTGTTGGGCAGGTTGGTCGGAGGCTCGCCGTCGAGCTTGAACAGCGCGTAGACCGCAGCTTCGTCGGCGCACCCGGTGACCGTGAACTCGCGGGTGCCGACAGGGCTTCCGTTGTTGTAGGCGATGCGCCTGCTCGTCGCTAGCTCAATGACCAGTGCCGACATCAGTTGAGCCCTTCCCGCATCTCGACGAGCTGCCGCTGCAGATCCTCCATGCGCTCGAGGACGGCGAGCTGCTCGGTCGCCCTGTCGAGGATGTCGCGGCTGATCTGCGCCGCATCGCCCGTGGCGAACGTGAACGCGCCGAGCGCCGTGTCTGCGGTGGCGAGGCCGGTGTCCATCCCCGCCATGAGCCCGGCGAGCCGCTGCGCGCGTGTGGGCGCCGCTGCCGTGCCTGCCTCGTGGATCTGCGCCTCGAGCGCCATGATCGCCTCGCGCCGGTTGCCCTCGATGAAGCGGTCGTAGGCGTCCTCCTGCTCCTTGAGCCGGCGCTCCTCGTCCGCCTTGGCCTTGGCCGCTGCGCGCTCCTCCTCGCGCCGCAGGCTTTCCTCTGCCGATGCCTTCTCCTTGGCGACGCGCTCAAGTTCCTGCGCGATGCGCGCTGCGCGGCGGTCGTCGAACGCCTTCATGCCCGCGTCGATCGCAGACTGCACGGCGGCGAGTACGCCCTCTTCGAGCTCCATCTCGACGCCATCGATCATCTGCGTGCGCCCCGCCTTGGCGCGCTCGCCTATCGCGGTCAGGCGCGCAAGTTCCATCTCGCGCTCCATAGCGGCGCGCTCGGGCTCGCTTGCGCCCGCCATTTGCAGCTCGCGCATGAAGCCGGGCCCGGCGGCGAGCGCCGCATTGCGCTGCTCCATCGCGGCCTGTGCGGAAGTGATCGCGCGCTCCCGTGCCATCGCTCCGCCGAACGCCAGATCTCCGATCTGCGACGACAGGTCCATGAGCGCGCCAGCGATGGGTACGCCACGGATCGACTCGACGATGCCGTTGCCGATCGCGGCACCGATCTCCTTGACGCCTTGGCTCTGCTCCAGTCCCTGCGCTACCTTGCGAAGCGCATCGTCTACGAGCCTGATCGCAAGCCCTGCGCCGATGGCCGCACCAAGCTTGCGCGTGATGCTGTTGGCGAACTTGCCGAAGCCGTCATCGACGGTCCTGCCAACCTTCTGCGTTGCCTGCTGGACCTGCCGCTCGGCGTCCGCGAGTGTCGACGGGAGCCTCGACGTGTTGGCGAATACGTCGATCTCGAGCGACGGGTTGCCGCCTGCCATGCTCATCCGTGGAGTCTCCGCATCTGTTCCTCTACTCTAGCGCGATGGTCGCCCGCGCCCGAGCCGCTACCCTTGCCGTTCTCCATGCGGATGATCTCGTTGACGACCTCCATGAGGGCATCTAGGTCGGTCATGTCCATGTCGAGCGGGTTCCCGATGCCCGGCAGGTAGCGGGCGATGATGCCGGCCGACTTCAGGAGAGAGGCGTCGGTCGGCTCTGGGCGTTTGGGTCGGCGCTACCTTCTTCGGCGATCCTGAAGCCGAGGCAGCGGTAGGCGCACATGATGACCTGATCTGGCTCGACGCCCGTGAGCGACTCGTCAAGCGCCTCGCGAGACACGCCCGCGCGCTTGGCAGCGCGGTCGAGAATGGCGAGCGAGCCGTCGATCGTGCGGCACATGGCAGACAGGACGCTATAGGTGCTGTGCTCCTTGGCGAAGTCCTCGACCGCCTTGGCGACCTCCATGCCGTCCGCGCCCGCCCGGCGCATGGACGACTCGATCCGGGCCTGCTCGCGCCCGACCCACTCGCGCGACAGCTCCAGCCAGTCGCGGGCGGACAGGATGCGGAGGGCCATGCCGTTGATGATGGGCTGCGGTGTCATCGTGCGCGCGATCGTAGCCAGTCGCCGTCCATGCGCACGCAGCGCTCGACCTCGTGGCGGCGGCGCGCGCTGATCCACTCGAGCCCGTTGCGGGTCAGGTTGAGCGCGAGCGCGACGTGACGCATGGCGCCGTCAGCGTCCACGTTTGGGGTGACGTAGCGGCGGAACGGCTCGCCACAATGCACGCCCGTCACCACCCAGTCATCCTCGGACGTGTATGCCTCGATGCCGCCGACGCCCGGAATGGGCGCACCTACGACGCTCGCCTCTCTCCTCATGCGCTATCAGCTCCAAGAGATGGTGAACGGGCTGTCGGTTCCGGTGGCGGTAGAGGCGAGCGAGAAGTTGAACGTAACGGTCGCGTCCCCCGTCTTGTTGACGTTCATGGCGACCGAATCGACCACGCACTTCGCCGCGATCGTGTTGCCGCTCTCGGCGGTCAGGGTGATAGTCCCACCGTCCGCTGCTGTGTGCGCCGCGAGGAAGTTGGTCGACACGAACCCGGCCGTGTTGTCAAGGACGCCGCCGGCACTGCCCGTCATGTCATAGACGCCGAGCAGGCGGTTGCGCCCGGTGTTGGCGAACCCGGTCACGTCCGACACGGCGCGGCTGATCGTCGCGCTCCATGTGTTCAGGGTGCCGACGATGCCATTGCCGCTGATGTTTCCTGCGTTGCCGTTGATTGCTGCCATTTACGCGATCCTTGTGGTGAAGAGGCTGAAGGCGGGACTTACGACGACGAACTCATCAGAGGCCGCAGGCGTTCCGCGTGCGAGGCATTGTAGGGTGACGCTCCCGTAGGTCGATCCGCCGACCGTGAGCGTCTGCTGGTCGAGCAGCGTGAAGAGCGCCTCCTCGATGTCCATCGCCACGGCCGCGCCGAGCTTCGCCTCGCAGTAGATGTCGAAGGACACCCCGCCGCGGAGGATGCGCGAGCCGCCGAAGTGGTCGTCGTTGGCAGGCGTGTCGATCGTGTAGACCGCGAGCGGGAAGCCCGTGTT